CCTATGCTAAATCCCCAGCTCTCTCCTTCCTTAGAAATAAGGATTGGTGAGGTCGGTGTTAACTCCTGACTCGTTTTAATACCGTAGAGTAGCTAAGCCTCTGAGAATTGAGGCAGGCGAGAAATCGCCTCTATCTCATAGCTAAATCCAAACCTTTTCTTTCCATTAGTTCTTGGGTGCTCAAGATGAGCGAAATCCCGTAAACGGTAGATCCCAAGCTGCTTTTGGATGTAAGGAGAAGGCACGGAGTCCTATTTGCCCTTGTCAGGCCGATAGGATCAAACAACACAACATGATACAAAGATGGAACAAAGAACGTGCTATAGGTCCTGGTTACATTAGTCTTCGACTAATGGCGCCATTCGCTAAGTGCCTGATCTGGTTCCACGATGTTCAGGATTATGCTGTAAGGAATTCTCTTGTGGTGCTCATGGAGCGTATCCGAGTATTATACTCGTGTAACGGTCCAGAGTACTGTACACTCTATTTGAAAGAGTGTTACCGTATTAGTCAGCATTACATTTCAGGGAAGCCTTCACATAATTGCTCAACTATCCGAGTAGCAGTAATAGCTGGGTTACCCCAAATAATTCCTAAGAACCTCCGTCGTATCCTTCAACAAGATACGCCGGATACTTCTAGCGAATTATGGCGGGTAATCCTAGCTCTCTTATCTGTCTATAGGGTGATCCGATACCCGGGTAAATTAAAACTTTCAACCATTACTGATCCTTTTAAAGGGATAAGTCCTGAGTTAAACTCAGTGGAAGTTAGTTTGTTATTTAACCGTCGTTTCGGGAAGTTTGTAGCACCTTTTGGGAAAGGGCTCGCAAACTTGCTCCCCTTAAGGACAGCCGGTCCCAATTCTAAAGTATCTTTTCTTGGCGCTCCCCTAGATGCGTATATAATGCATACGAAGTTCTCTCATTTATTAGAGAATATCCGTACATTATGTGCATTCTCTGAGAGTAATATTTACCAAATATTACTTAAGGAGTATGAAACTGTGAAAGGTTTCATCGATGAGGAGGAGTCTTTTGGAAAAGGTCTTAAAATGGGTAAACTCTCTTTAAAAGAGGAAGCTGCCGGGAAGATAAGGGTCTTTGCTATCGCAGACGTTTGAACACAATCAGTTCTTCGGCCATTCCATGATCACCTATTCTCAATCCTGAAGAAGATCCCAGAAGATGGGACTTTTGATCAAGGGAAACCTATCGAGTTGTTGCGTCGGAAAGTCGCAGATAAATTGGCACAACAGAAACCGTGCCGTGTTTATTCTTACGATCTTTCTGCCGCAACCGATAGAGTTCCCATTGACTTGCAAGTTCAAGTGCTTCAAATCCTTTATGGAAGAGAAGTTGCCTTGGCTTGGAAGGGATTGATGGTTAATAGGGACTGGGATTATGAGGGACAGGGGTACCGTTATAGTGTGGGGCAACCTATGGGAGCTTATAGCTCTTGGGGCGCCTTCGCTTTAACGCACCATGTTCTCGTCCAGCTTGCAGCTAACCGTAGTGG